AGAATAAAGATTCCCTCTGGTATAGTCATAATCTTTTTTTATATCATCACTGGAATTTGAAATTTTTTCTATTTTTTGAGAATTAGTTTCTACCTCTGGATGAATAATGTCGTTTGAAACATTAAAGGTTTCATTTAGATCTTCGAATTTTTTTGTCATTTTCATGAAATCGTCCCACTAAATCCAAAATTATCTCCATCTTCAACTAGTGAATTATCTTCAGTAGTAATAGATTTTACTTCAGAACCTTTCAGGTGAGATGTGATTGTAGTTCCATCCTTACCTCTCTCCACAGTCAATTTATTTCCGGACTTGGATTTTACGTATACTTCTTCACCTTCAAGATCCAAATAAGTTTTGGCTGAGATGGAACTAGCGTCATCTACAGTAATTATTGTTGTGGATGTGTTAATATCTTCAGATAGATTGGTGATGATAGTACCAGTGTAATTTTTAGTTGCTCTTGGTTCGACTGAGTAAACAACTTCTCTTGAAGTATTTGAAGTATCTGTACCAGAAATATAACTGATAGTAGACTTCTTGATAATATCCTTCGTTGCAGTGGATACTGGACCAAATAGATATGTTTTTGCAGTAAATCTTAAAGTATAGAGAAGAACTCTTCTTGTTGTAAAATCTCCTTCATAATCATCCTGCATAGTAATGTTTTCCAATACTATGGGAATATCTCTTTTTTCTTGTATTGCTTCAACTAGTTCTACTGATATGCTATATGCTGGTTGAAAGTAAGGCAAAATTTGCTCAACAATTTGTAAAGCATCGTCATTTAACTTCGACATAATACTCAATTCAAATTGCATATTGTAGGGGACGGGCATATAAGATTTTTTAACTTCTGATCCATTATTTGGATCTTTTACTGTAAATGTTTGAGTAGTTGTTACTTTTCTAGTTGCATCATAAGTTAAACCGGTAAATTCAAATGACATCCTTGGAAGAGTCATTGCTGTAGATTTATTCAAATCTGGAACTTGCTCAAGTCTTGCCAAAAACTTTTGAGTAGGTCCATAAGCCAAAGGAACTTTTACAACACTAACAACATTATCTGATGAGTTAGTGTGCTTTATTGTGATATTGTTGAAGAGAGTGCCAAAAGCAATGACAGTTCTTCTTAGAATTTCGTTATAAAAATACTCAAACATTTTAAGTTCCTATTATGTTATTATTTACTCATAATAACTTTTATTTATGGAACTCCGAATGGGTTTGATTCGCTAAAGTCTAAAATCGAGTCTGCTTCAGTTTCTATTTCATTATTATCAGCAAAACCATCATTTCCAACATTAACATCAACCTTTCTTATCTTATAACTTGCACTTGATGCTGCACCAACAACTGTTTCTCCGTCAACAAATGATCCAGCAACATTTGATATTTCTAGTTCATTTGTAGATGCTGTCCATTTTCTAACTCTTGCTGTTGTTCCACTCAAAGATCCTGTAATCACTTCATTTGTTTGGAATGATCCCGTTCCAGAACTATTTGGTGCAGAAATTGTTATAGTTGGAGGAACTGTGTATCCAAGACCAGCATTTGTTATTCTGATGGCAGTAATTGTTCCATTATCTGCAACAACTGCAGTGGCAGCTGCTGATACTGTAGATACTCCAGTAAAGGTGATGGTTGGTGATGTACTGTAACCAGAACCTCCGGAAGTTACAGTAACTATACCAACAATTCCATTACCAATCGATGCTGTTGCAGCAGCTCCAGATCCTCCTCCACCAATAAATTTGATTCCTGGAGCAACAGTATAACCCGAACCTGGATTTATGATCTGAGCTTCCTGAACAGATTTTGCCAGAGGATTTATATTGTCATTACATACAACAATTCCTCCAATCATTACAGCAGTAGCAATGCCAGTTATTCCTCCAACAGGAGCAGAAGATATTCCAATTGTCGGAATTGAAGTATAACCTCCTCCCCTGTTTGTTATAGTAATAAGTCTAATTCCACCATTAACAATTGATGTAACTGCAGTTGCTGTTGATCCAACACCCACTAAAGTTAAAGTTTGCGTATTTCCAATAAACAAATCTTCACCATCTGCACCTGGTATTGGATCTAGTGTGTCGTCAATTTCATCAACACCAGTATCGATAATTTCATCTTCATATCTAAAGAGTTCGCATCTAAGTTCATAGACATAATTTTTTTGGAGTTGATAAAATGGTTTTTCATGTTCTACAAACTTTATTTCAAATAATCTATCCCCCAAAGGAAAATAGACTAAATCACCTTCTTTTGGTCTACTTGAAAGTTTTATATTCGCCTTTCCTTCAATTAAAGGAGAAATATAGTTATCATATCTTTCTTTTGATATAATTAAAGTTATTTCATTTGTTGCTTGTATACCAAATTTTGAAAGTATGGTAGTATTTCCATCATATCCATCATAATTTTGCACATACGCTTCAATTGGATATGCATCATCAAATTTTGACTCTATAACTTCTTTTAAAATAGTCTTTTCAGTTACATATTTTCTTGGCAAGTAATAAACTTCAACACCATACATTCTCAACTGTTCATTGATCAAGTCTTGTATTAAACTTTGTTCTTGTTTTGAACCCTGTTGAAAAAATGGATTTAGCATGAGATCATCCTATCATATCCAATGGTGGAAGTTCATATGTATTAGACATCATTTCCTTGATAGTATCTAATTCTTTTTGAGCATCATCATAAATTTGTCTGCCATTAAGTTCTACACCTCCAGGCAGTTTTACTCCTTGGAACTTAATTAGGTTTTGTCCCCACTGCCTTTTGATTAGAGATGTTAAATATTTTTTGAGAAAAGAATCATTCCATACTCTATTAAAATTATTTGGATTCAATGATCTATAGCAGTCTATGATTAAATAATCACCAACTGTAACACTTCCCCAATCAATGTCAAGATATAATCTATCCATTCTCTGATTAAATCTTATCTGCTTTTGTGTTGTTAGTAGAAAATCAAGATCTTCGAGATAAGTTTTTGTCATTGCATATGTCAATATTTCAGTTGAACCCCAATAATAGATATCATTCAAAAATAACTGATATTTGACACTAAACATATTGTTAGTGGTTGTATTTGTTCCGTCAAAATGATATATCTTTTGAATTCCTATAATATCTGGAGGGACTTGCAAAAAATTACTATTTTCTTTGTATGTAAAAGTAGTTGATACTCCTGCTATTGTTGCAGATGCAGACGTATTTGCTATTCCTGCGGTTGCACTTTCTCCAGCTGGTGCTCTACCCCTATTAACATCATCTTGAGTTATTTGGTATTTTAAGTATACTTGCCCAACACCATCAAAGTGTCTTTCTTGAAAATATTGAATGGCATCATCCACAAGGTCGTCAATTTGCTCATCCGCAACATTAATTTCCAATACAGGAGCACCAAGTTGCCTCTTGCAGTAATCTATTAACTCTTGCCTGCTTGATGGTTGAGCCATTTATCTTATTATTTCTAAAGGTATTTATTCTAATGAAGGAAGTCCAGATAAGACTTCCTGTTGCTTTAAGTATAATTTAAAGTATGACTTTGCAATGCTCCTCAAATCTTCAATATCTTCAATTAAATCTATTTCGGATGCATACTTGAAGTACTCAAAACTTTTGCTTAGATTTTCTAACTCAATTTTGTCAGGATTTATTTCCATTTATAAGCTCCTTAAGGAGAGATTTGATCTCATTCATATCACTTTTTATCATAGCAACTTCATCCTCTATGTTCTGTACCTTTCGATTCTTTTCAGATTTTGCTTTACGCTTTGCGAGATAGTGTTCGTATTCCAATTTGTTAACATTTAAAATTGAGTTTGTTGAGGGATCTCTTGCAAGATCCCTATTTCCTTCCATTTCATAATATTCCATATCCATATCATGCAAGCGCAATGGTTCTCAGTTCTTTAACTCTTGGTACATAAACCTGATCAGTTGATGTAAGAATTAGTTTTACTCTATAGTATCTAAATGATGGTAATTCATCGATAGTAAAGGTATAGTCTTTATAGTCAGATATTGGATTTGGGTTTGGACTGAAAATATTTGATTTCTGAATTAGTCTGTCCGAACGTCCATCATTATTTTCTTCAGCAATAACACGACCTCTTTCATCCAAATTCAAATATCCTGGGAATGGTACAAATATTGGTTCATATGAAGATGGTTGATTGCTTATAGAATAAAATGCTCTAATATCAGAATTTGAATTTATATGTGCAGCAAGAAGTAATTTAATTGATGTTGCTGGATTTTCTAGAGCAACCTCTTTAGTAATATAAGTACATGCCGTTGGATCATTATATACACTTACAACTCTATCATCTGTTGCATAGTTAGTGATAACACTATTAACTCTATTTGATGTTAAAATTGTGTTAACTCTCTGAGCATCAATAACTGGACTTATTCTACTATCTGATGTATTGAGATAAACTCTCATGTTCATTGATTTGTTGCCAGGAACATTTGTAAGTTTATTATCTTCATTCACCTTTGAGCAAACAATTCTTGTGGTGTCAAGATAATTAGTTTTATTTAAGGTTATCTCTTCAAATCCATTGTCAATGAATGGTATTTCATTTCCACTCAAGCTCTTGCCTGTAGTTGTTCTAATCTCAGCATTAATTGAAGTTCCCTGTACAGTAACATTTTGAACCATTGGAGTTATTAACTCATATGGCATATTTTGTGTTGCTCTTATGTTATATCCACCAGATGATTTTGTTTGATTTAAGTATAGTTTTGGATATCCATCCTCAATAGATCTATCAATTCCGTCAGATGACATATCCAACTTAATATGATAAGAATCGAAAGAAATTGGATCCAATATGGTAACATCGCCCAAGTCATGAGTTTTATTGATTCTTCTGAGGGAAACGCCACCGTGTTCATATTTAAATACTGGAGTTCCCACAGAATAAGATTTTGGATTGGTTCCTCTTACAATATTTCCACCAATAGTATTTCCAGAAACTGAAGTATATTCTATAATTTCCTCTCCAACCAACAAGTATCCTGGATTTGTTGTACCGACGCCAACATTCTCAAAGGTGGAGAAAATTGTTGCATCATCTACCGATAATCCTCCAGTAGATCCAATTTCATATGCTGCACTTAACTTAGTTGGATTTATGTCAGACTGAACACCATAAATTTTTACTAAGTTTTCATCAGAATACATTCCGTGATTTTTGTGATCTACTTTAATATGTAAACCATCACTGTCAGTATTGATAGATGAAATAGTTACTTGACCACCAACACTATAATTTAATTCTGTAGAAATGCCTGCGCTGTTCACATACATTATAGTATTTGCGGCACCAACTATAAAGTCTCCTTGAACATTATCGAATACCAATTCACTTGTTGCTCCAATTGCAACAACGGAAAGTCTCATATTTCTTCCTACTGAGAAATTACCTATAGTGGTAATACCCAATACATCGCCAACTTGATATCCTGAACCACCACTAATTACAGTTGCTGCAATTGCAACTCCATTTTGAATAGTTAGATTTGCAGTAGCACCTCTTCCATTTCCTGTAATTGTTACAAGATTTACTGCATCAAAACTTGCATATCCATCAACAGGAGTATATCCAATACCTGCATTAGTGATTGAAAGATTACCAGTTGCAGTTCCAGCAGATCCCACTAAATTGCCAGTCGCTGTTGTTCCTGTCTGGTAAAAAGTATTACCTTCCACATATCCAGAATCACTCAAAGTTGTACTTAGACCCACTCTAAGAACTCTGGATGTTAGATTTAGAGAATCGGGAAGTAATTTTGCAATTTGTCCATTACCTTCATTTAATTCTGGATTATAGAATTCTACAGAACCAGATTCTAAGAAGTCTGCCCTATAT